GTGTCTTGGTCGGTGTTGCGCGGCGGCTTCCCCTCCTTGGCTTCAATCTCCATTCCTGACAGTCTAAACAAGAAGGCTTGCCTGGGCACCCTTAACTTCCCGAGAATCACTTTAAACTTTGTTACCATCAACCAGCGCATGAGAATCACCACCGCCATGCTCCAGGAGCTGGAGCAATCCATTGCCCCTGACGCCAAAGCAGAAATCCGGATCTACGCCGGCGGGTGTGATATCCGTGTTCGCTGGGATAAAGGCATGAAGGAAGTGAACCAGAACCTGGGCGCGGCTCAGCTGGCCCAGATTGAGCAATACAGGGAGGAAAAGATGCGGCGGGCTTGGGATAGGCTGATTCGGAAATTCCAGGGGCTGCGCGATCAGGGCTCAGACAAGCCCCACTGAGCAGAGCAAGTAACCGTCCACCAGGTTGCGCTCGAGTATTTCATCAACCGGATCCTGATAGCCACTTACATGCTGCAGAAGAATCGGTTTTCTGGTTGTGCTGCTAGTCCTGTAGTTCATGCCCACAGAACTGATCGCGTGCACACCTGATCGATAACCTGCGGCCGTCAGCAAATACGGGCTTCCAATCTTCAACGGCAGTTCCGGATAGACAGTTTCCTGAACACTCTCATTACTGGCGTTGATACCCGTCACAGCTATTGGGTCCTGACTGTAGGCGCTAATCTCAATAGGGCCCGCCAGCCGCAAAGCCTCTTCCCTTTGGTGCAGCGATCCACCCATCCAGACTTCCACCACTTCAACAATCTCATTCCCGCTGATCGAGCCCGAAGCCTGGACGCCGCCGGTGCCGAAATCCGGATTATCTGAGCTCGTGCTAATGGATTCGTTCAGGTCGTAGTCATAGCCGCCATAGGCCACCGCGCAGAACTCAAACCGGATATCGATGGCCAGCAGGTTTTCTTCCCAATCAATGCCGCCCACTTGGGCAGTGACACTGTTGCTCAAGGTAAACGTGCCGTAGCCAGGCTGAACAAAACTTCCGTTAGCATCTGAACCGGAAACCGTGGCCACGCTGAAATAGTCATACTGGAAGTTGGAGTTTTCCTGCGGCGTGAATGGCATCTGAAACAGCACGCGGCCAGCGCTGGTCACCACAGAGAATGGCGCGCTTCGGGCTTCTGAGGATGATCGGCTTCCGGACCACTCGGATATGGGCGCCGGATGCTCCCTGCTGTAATCGAAGCTGCCCTCTTCAAAATCGTAACGGGCTGAAGCATTGCTGTTCACCGCCGGGCGCACTTCATAGGCAATCACTTCATCGTTGCCGACGAAATCACAGTAGATGGGCACGCTGTGAGGGGCCGCCTGGTAATTCACAGTAAGGGTTCCGGTTTTGGTCAGCAGACCACCGGTGCCGGTGTTGTTCTCTTGAGCCCAGGTGCTGGTCCGGCTACGCGAACCAATGGGCTGCGCTCGGCTCCAGATCTGCTCAACCGAGAAACCCGATTGAAGATCGTACCTCAGCAAGTCGATATGCAGATTGTCCGGGTCCAGCAGATCACCGACGATGGTGCAGACCGCCTTCGTTCCGTCTTCCGAAAAGTAGAAATGGCTCTGGTACATCATTTCCACCGGCATCGTGTACTGGTGCAGGAACTCCAGTGCGCCAGTCGGCTGCATATTCCCGTCAACAGCAACACGGAACACCTTGAACGTTTGCCCCGGGAGGCTGTCACGGACATCGAGGGGGATGAACTCGTTATCAGACGCGACAACAATCAGCCAGCGGCTACCCTCTGTGTCGGTGTGGACGGCAGCACCAAGCACATGATCGAAATCGCCGGCGGCGGCCTCGTTGGTCAGGTCCAGTATGATATCCAGATCATGGAACACATAAGGCCGCGTCTTCCAAACCCGCTTGAAGCCCGAGAAGTCAGGATCGTACTGATCCAGGCGATGCGCTCGCCCCGGTGGGCCAGACCAGGACAACACCAGCTTATCGCTGTTGAACCAGTTCTTGTTGCCATAATTCCTGGCCTTGCCCCGCTCGATGAACAATTGGCCGCCATTGGGTAAAGCCGTCCATGCGCTATCTGTTCCGGAAACGGTACCAAGCGGGTAGTTGATCGGCCCGTTCACATCGTCGAAGGGCTTACCGTAGGTCTCTTTCACTGCCGTGTAGTTGGTGCCTTGAACACCAGCATACCGGGCAGGCTCGAAGACGAAACCGAACAGACTGCAAGGCACCGGCTCGCGCTCAAAGCCGACAACCAGAGGCCCTGACTGGGTAAAGCGCACCAACACCCGGTCGCCGGTTTTAAAGGCGGCACCATCGCAGTCCATGTAGAGAATCGGCACTTCCGCCAGCACATCCTTCACGTTAATCGGCAGGGCCTGAGCGCTGGAAACTGCAGTATCCAGAGTCACATTGCAGACATCACCGGAAATGCTGGTTATCACGCCAACGCGGTACCGTGGCAGCCACTTCTGAACACCCGGGAGCAAGGCCGCATTGAAGTAGGTCTGAATGCCGGTCTGGGCAAGCGCCGGAAAGAGGGCGCCATCGCGCCGGCGGTCATAATCAGCAGCTCCATTGAAGCCAGGCTGTATGATCACGCCCTGCCCGCCCTCGTCATTCACATCAACCAGGCCAACCGTACCGGACAAATCCAACGTGTAATCTGCACACCAGGCTTCCAGCTCTCGCCCTTCCGGAATCGACTGCAGGAGATTCCTGCGCTTGAGCGCGGCCAGATTCTCAGCGGTCAGGTCGGACACTTTAATCTGGGCCTGGCGGGCAGCAGATTGCAGCGGCACCAGCTCCCTCTGCAAGCCCACAATCTGTTTTCGGGCGCCATCTACCCCAGCCTGGTAGTCTGGAATCAACAGGTCGATCTTTCGCGCTACGTCTTTAACAGCATCCTCGGCTTCGATCAGTGCCACCTGAGCCGCGGGCAAATCAGTCGCAAGCTTGGCGATGCGCTCGGAAAGCCGGGTGATTTCATCCTTGATGCGCTGAATCGCAAGCTCCTGGCGCACCAGGTAACGCCCCTCCCCCAAGTGCCCCAGAATAACGCCCTTGCTCACCGCTCACCCACCTCGCAGAATTTGTCGTTTTCATTCACGTAGTAGTTAATGAAGTCGGCCTGGAAGGTTTCGCCCAGGGCATCAACCGTCATACCAGGCTGCAGGAAAAGATCGATCTCACAGAAGACCCGGCGCTTGCCGCTCTGGGTGGTCTTCCAACGAACGGCTTTCAGAACCCTGTGTCCCTGAGAAAATGGCAGCCAGCGGCGGCGGCCGGAGACGGTTAAAGTACGGGAATAGCGGCCCGCTGCTGGCTGCAACTCCTGAAAAAAAGCGCGCATTATTTCTTCGAAGTACGTTTCCCCAGAAAGCAGCTTGTAGCCCTTCTGGATCACAAGGTCACCATCCTGTCTCGCATCAATCTCTGCCATGTATTGGTCAGCAGCAGGGATCACCGCCTGCAGGTAGGCCGAACGGCTGCCGGCCTGATTGGTGGCTTGCCAACTGGAGATCCCGCCTATAACCAGATCATCGAGGCCATTACGGGAACCGGTGATCACCAGGCGATAGAGCTCCTGAACCTCTACCGGAGGAAGCTTTGCCACCCAGTCCTGGTAACCGAGCAGACTAACCTCAAGAGGAAATATAAAGTCGAATCCGACCTCAACGGGGTTAGATATCGCAAGGAACTCAGCCGTGATCGGGAAATCAACATCAACCTCGACATCGTAGGTGATCGCATTGAGGCTGGTAACCAGAGGCTCTGCCACACCGTCCGTATTCATGGCGGTGACTTCAGTCGCTGTTACCTTTCTGTTCCAGATCGAGAAGTCCTGGAATATTCCGTCCAGCAGGGAGACTCCCAGGTATTCGTTGGCGGCGTCCTTAAAGGCGCCAATAAACGAAAGGTCTGGATTCTGGGCCGTGTTGTAAATCAGGAACTCCGGAGATCCGGCCATCGTGAAAATCTGGCTGCCATTCACGTAGATCTCGGTGCTTGTGGCGTTACCGGCGATGACGACATCGTGCCACTGGCCAGCGGTGAAAGGATCGGAGAACGCTGTGTATCCGGCATCGGTCGTTCCAGCTACAGCCCACACATCACCGCTGTATACGTCCAGCAATACCCCTTTATCGTCGCTCTCGCCCAGAAGGAAGATGGTGGACTGGCGCCCAGAGACCGTGTCGTAAACATGACTCCGGTGAAAGTACCTGAAACGAATGGTGATCGCAGACAGCGCCGAGCTTTCAGGCGAAGTCTGGAGCCTTATCGCGCAGATCTTGTTGGATGTCGCGCTGGTGCCGCCCCAGTTTGCACTTACGTCGCGCCCCTTCCCGGCTGGCGTCGTGACCACGGTTGCATCGAATTCCCCGGACGTGAGAGCGGCGGAGGCGACACACTCACCGTTCCACCCTCCGATTACGTCCTCCACGACTACACCGGCCGTTTCCTCCATCGGCCAATAGTGGATCAGACCGTCCGCGTTGGCGGTAGCAAGATCAGGATACTTCGCCATCAGACAGGCATCCGGACGACACCAAAGGTGAGGCTCACGGGCTCCCCGGCAACGATGGTACGAGGATTCACCGTAATCGGCGCCCCATCACCCGAGCCGCCAGCCGGCAGATACATGATCTCTTCGCCGGACTTGTTGAGGAACCGGGCCCACCCTGCTTCACCACCTGCCGGGGCTGCATCTTCATCAGTCCAGCCGCTAAACGTGATAACGCCGTTTGACTCAGCGCCCACCGCGGCGCTCAACACGAACTCCGCTAGCAAGGTGTCTGAAATGGTGTTACCCATCGCTGCGGGCACGGTACCGGTATACAGCTGAATCTTCGGGTTGGCGCCAGCGCCAGACGCCAGGTCATTCAGCACGGCCTGGGCCAGCGTGGTTCCAAGCGACACGCGAATCTTCATCCATCAATCCTCTTTTCAACCAGAATCTGAATCTGTGCCTCACCACTGCGCAGGGAGAACGGGCCAGGCGCACCCAGAAAGCAGCCCTCCTCCGTGGCAACGATCAACCGGTTGTAGGTCTTCGCCAGCCTCATCACCGTTTCTACCTTCTGGCGGTCGATTGCCGGCCAACTGATCGTCAGCGTTCGATCCGAGTCTGAGTACCCAAAGTCAGGAATGGCCGCCAGGCCGTCCAATGTGGGGGTGCGGCTGTTACGGCGCTCGAAGTTGGCCAGCCCGTCTGGGTCAACATCGGTCAGCCACACATGGCCTTCCAGATCAAACAGGGGTGCGGTTATTGAGACGTTCATTGGTTAATCCCCAGCAGCATTTCTTCACCCTCTTCGCTGACTTTGACCTGCAGATTGCCGAGAATCTGATACCAGATAGCCTCAAGATGCGGTTCCAGGCCGGGCGCGTTCACCTGCAGCATGGCGTCACCACGCTGGAGCGCTCGCGTTTTCTCCCGAATCAGTTGCACCTGGGCGTCAGTCAGTTTGCTTTGATCATCCAGCGCCTGCTTCCGGCGTTCGTTCTCTTTCCGGATCTGCGCTGAGATTTCCAGCTGATCGAAGCTGGAGGCGTTGGTGAAGGTTCCGAACAGGTCAGTGATTACCGTGCCGGTGTTCTCGAAGGTCTTTCCGATGGTGTCCGCAATCGCCTCAACCTGCCGGGCATTGGCTTCGACTTCAGCAATGTCGAGCGAAACCTTTGCTTCGATATTGGCGATCGCCTTATCTCCGGCGATTTCCAGAAGCTTTAGCTGGTATTCCTCAGACTTTTTAACCAGTTCCTCGGTCTTCTTCGCGGTGTCGTCAATGGCCTTGCCAGATTTGACGATGGTGCCCGAGAAAGAATCGATCTTACCCGTAGTTTCGTCGTACCCGAGCTGCAGGGACTTGTTGTTGTCAGACAGCTCTTTGGTGGTTTTCGAAACGTCTACCAGGGCACCGCCGCTTTCCTCAACGCTTCGGCTGAGCTCCGTTACCGCGTTTGTGACATCACGTTGGGATCCAGTGAATTCCTGAGCCTTATTGGCGTTGTCCACCAGCTGCTGCGCGAACCGGTTGAACTCCTGCCGTTGTTCTTCCGTGATCGCCGTGGTGTAGCCCATCGTTTGGCCGAGGGTCTTATTCATTTCCTCGTAGCGGCGGCTGATGTTGGCCAGCTCTTCTGTTTCTTCCGCCAGCCGCTTCACCTCACCGGTGGCCGGTGCAAAGCCTCGGGCAATTTCCTCTAACTCTTCGGCGTTGAAGAATTCAAAGAGGCGCTGGTTAAGCGCACCCAGCTCTTCTTCGAATACCTCGTTGATGAAGGTGCCGAGACTGTAGCCGCCAGTCAGGGCCAGGCCGATCAGACCGCCCTTTCCTGCAGTCGTGGCGATACTCTTCACCGCCCCGAGATTGCCGATCAACGCTTTGAAACCTTGGGCTCCGGCCAATGCAGTAAGGCCGGTGCCGATGGATTCCAGCCCGCCAGCCAGTCCACCGATAGCTGGCAACACGGTATCAATGGCTTTGCCTACGCCGAGCAATTCCCCAACGCTGCGCTTGGTTGTGTCATCCAGAGATTCAAACTTCTCGATCCCCGCGCCGATGGCTTGGAAGAGCGGTTCAAGGCCATCCGCAATACCGGCCGAGATCTGCACCAAGGCGGTGAACGCATCTACCACGCGCTGCATGGCAGACTGCAGGCCTTCGACCGTGGACAAATCCACGTTGCCGAACAGACCAACAAACAGACCATCCAGCTCATCGCCAAGATCACCGAACGAATCCAGCAGGCTGGAAAGATCCAGCCCGGCCAGAGCCTCCGGGAAGTTTGCGGCAATGGTCTTCAGCTTCTGATCGATATCCTGAGCCAGCCCTTCCAGCCCGTTCAGGATCGGCGCGAACACGCCATTACCCAGGCGAATCTCAGAGCCCAGACTGTTGAAGATGCTGGTAATGGATTTGACGATGCTCTGGGTTTCGTCAGTGAGGTTGGAGCCGTAGGCAATCAGCGCGGAATTTAGGTTGTTCTGCAGGGTCTGAACGATTCGGCTGAGGTCCGCGCTCAGTTCAGTGGCCGCAGCTCCAGCAACGCCGGCATTGTCGCCAAACGCTTTAAGGTTCTCGCCGAACTTCTCGGCAGCATTACCGGTAAGTGCCAGTACCGGGCTAAGGGCCTCTACCGAGCCAAAGAGCTTGGCAATGATTTCCGTGTTACCACCGGTCTTGTCGGCAACGTCCTCCAACACGCCGGAGAAGCCTTTGCTTTCGAGAGCCGCAGCATTGAACTCAATGCCCAGTTCTTTCGCCAGATCGCTGGCTTCTTTCGAAGGCTTGAGCAAGGCATTGATGGCGGCACGAATGCCGGTAATGGCCTCCGCTGTCCCGGTGCCGGTTTCCGCAGTGATCGTCGCAATGGCCGCCGCCATTTCATCGAACGAGAGACCAGCCGCCGCTGCAATCGGAGCCAACCGGCCGATGGTTGAAGCCAGTTCCGGAATAGTGGTCTGGCCCAACTGAACAGCAGTAAAGAAGCTGTCGGCGTAATCCCCTGCTTCATCTGCCGAGGCACCAAAGGCATTCATTACGCTCACGAGAGCGGTAGTGGTGTCGCCCAGATCGGCCTTGCCGGCAATGGCCAACTGTTCAGCCGCTGCAATCAGCTCCAGCGAATTCTGGTAGTCAACACCGGCAGAGATGGCGCCATAGGTGGCGTTGGTGATTTCCTGCAGGGACGCGCTGGAAGTCTCGGAATAACGGAGAATCTGTGCCTGAAAATCCCGGAGATTGTCAGCGGGCTGCCCGATGATGGTGGCGATCTCGGCAAACGCTGTATCAAAGTCGTCTGACAGCTTCACGGCGAAGGCGGTGATACCTACGCCAGCGGCCGCCAGCGCCAGATCCAGCTTTACGATGCTGTCGGTTACTCCAGCGAGAAAGCCAGTCACATTACCGGTCTTATCGACCAGGCTATCCAAACCACGGCCCACTGAGCTGATCGCCGTGCCGGTGTTATCAACGCCGCCGAAAATCAGCTCAACCGTTTTCTTGAGGTCTGCCATGTTTTCTCCGGGCATAAAAAAACCCGGCACATGGCCGGGTTTTCTGAATCCTGTTAGGTTAGCGGCACATATTGTCCCGGTGCCTTCGGGCGTCTCTTATTCGTTGCTCATGCCGATTCTTTTCACTTTGGGTATAGCCCTGCAGCTTCTGGTCTTCCCAACGCTCTTCGGCGCTCTTCAGCCGGTCTTCCGCACCCTGGCAGATATAGTCCTTGCGCTCGTCGTAGTCCTGCCGGATTTCAGATACACGCTCCTGGTATCGCTGCTCAGCGGTGCTCTGACTTTCGATTCGGTTTTTCTCCTCAAGCGCCCGGGCGCGGCGAACGATGTCGGATTCAACAGGCTGATCGGACGATGAGCTGGTGGTGTCCCGGATCTTCACTTCCTGCTGCTGGCCAGCCGGTGGCTGGGTACCGAAGTGCGTAACGCCGTTTTCATCGGTCCACTTGTAGACCTGAGCATTAGCCGAGAATGAGAGCGCGACAAGAAGCAATGCAAGAATTCGCATGGCGAACCTCCATGTATGGTTTTCCGAAAACATACCACACTAATTCTTGCTCTGCGCTTCCAGCCACCTGCGCCACAAACACATCTCGGTTTCCGTAAGGTAGCCCTCTGGAAACACATCAGGCCGGATCTCAAACAGAAGCCGGCTGTTGCGACTCGCCAGGGCTAGGCTTGCCTGGATGCCCGGGTCTTTCCAGAGGGCCTGCGCTTTACCTGGGCAACCTTGCCCTGGCCGGTAAGGTCGTAGATGTGATTGGAGACTTCAAGGAAATCCATAGGGTACGCATCGGCAATCCGCACCACATCCGGAAACTTCAGCTGCGGCTCAACCACCGCCATCTGCACATGGGCCAACTTTTTGGCCAGGGCCTTCGGCGTGTCATCCCCCAGGCCGAGCCCGTCCAGCAGCGCTTGTGCCTTTTCAGACTCAGAGCCCGCCAGGCGCTCGGCAACCTTCACCAGCAGTTTGCTGTTGTCGGCTTCCTGATCTGCCCGGGCCAGTTCGTCCGCTGTCAGGCCTCGAACCTTGAATACCACCGGCACAGGCTTCGCATCATTGCCCTCGCCTTCATAGCCGCCGAATCCGCCAGCGGTAAGCCCAGCCAGGGGAACGTCCTGTTCCCGAGGCTGAAACTTCGCCTTGCGAAATGCAGCAAGGTCGAAATTGCTCACAGTGCTACCTCTTTGCCTTTCTCATCCACGTTGATGGTGCAGGCCGCCACAATGTCGCCGCCGGCCGGGTAGGTCCGGGCAATGGACAGAACGCCCTGTTCAATGAAGTGCTGCGGGCGGGTCTTGTCCGGATAGAACCGGAAGTACAGGTTCTGGCCCTGAACGCTGGCGATGGTGTCGCTGATACCGTCCGTCAGGTCAACGCTGAAAGTGGCGTTGTTCAGGCTCTGGGAACGGGTGTTCTTAACCCGGGTGTAGGTCTGCTTACTGGATGAGGAATAACCCACCTCAGAAGGCACGAAGTCGTATGCGTCGAACGCCTCAATGAACTCTGGCGTTGCGAAGCTGGCGAACACACCTTTGGGAGTCTCACCAGTGTGGATCTTTGGCAGTGGCGAACTGAACTGAACCGCGCCATTGATCGGGTCGATGGTCGGGATCGGGAAGGCTGCGCTTTCCTTATGCCGGTTGACCAGCTGGAAGATTTCGCCTTGGGCCACAGAGCCGGCAGTGCCGCTGCTCAGGCGCACCTGGCCAAGCTCGATAGAACCAACCGGAATCAGCGGAGGGCCGCCAGCCGCGCCACGGGTTTCCACGAAGCTGGTACCTTCAGTGCCAGCCACTGCAGTTACATCACCGGCAGCATTACAAACGATGCTGTTGATCATATGGGTATCGGTGCCGGCCCGGGTAACGGCAACGCTGGCCTCTGCAGCAACCGCCAGCTCCTGACCACTCACGAACGCCGTGAACGCAGCAACCGCCACCGCATCATTACCGCTGGCCGGGGTGATGGCCGCTCCAGTGATCACGCCATCAGGCCGAACCACCGGGGCAAAGCCAGCGGCCTGGGACCACAGCTCTTCGCCAGATTCGAACAGCTGCGCATCACCAGAATCATTGGTCAGCGCAGTCATGGGGAAAGCATTCTGCCCGCCTTCAAATTCGAGCAGCGCGTTGTCTGTAGACATAATTTATTCTCCAAGTGCTGGAAGCCCGAGCGGGCGTTTACGGACGTTTGGGCACAAAAAAGCCCGCTCGGGGCGGGCTCGTTGTGCGAGGGGTTGGGTTATTGGCTGAATGGGTCACCGTTGGCGGTTTTGAACACCACATCAATGGTCACCGAACAGCCGATGACTTTCAGGCCGGATACTGGCGTGAGCACCATGGCATTTACTTCTGTCATGGACTCAGCCAGGCCGCCCAGGGTGGTCTCAGGGTTGCCAGAGGAGTCATTGAAAAGGGCCTGCATCACCTGGCCATACATCGCATTGGCGGAGACAGCGTATGGCTTCGCCGCGTCCGCCTTCAGGAACTCAACGACCACCGGCATGGTGTGCTGGTTCGTTCGGTACCGGGTCTTTTCCGTGTCGTGCTCCCCGTCCCAAACACAGACAAATTCGTCTTCATCGACATAGGTTTCGCGGCGCAAAACATCAACGGCAGTTAGGCCGTCCAGCCTCGCAACGATGGCTCTCACGACCTGCTCACGAATAGTGTCCACTACAGGAATCCTCGATCAATCAGCCCAACCTGACGTTTGAGTTCACCCATCATTTTCTCCGCGGCAATCTGCTCTACTTTGCCCGCCAGCCCTGGGGTCTTCTCGTAAATGGTTGGAACACCTGGGCCAGACTTCCGCCGATATGGACCAAATCCGTTGAAGCGTGGGCTGTCCACGTTGGGCTCGAACACCCCGGTGTATCGCTCTTTGATCAGGGTCCAGATAAATGCGTGACGGTAACGTTCGAGTGGCTGGCCCTTCCAAATTCTGAAAGAGACGCCTTTGGCCGTTTGCCTGGCTTTGTATTCAATCAACGAGATTGGCTCACCCTTGAGTACAACCTTCGCACTCAGGGCGCTAATGCTGGTCGGATAAACCTTGGTGTGTTCCCGAATTGTCTTCTTGGTGAGATTGGCCTTCTTCGCCATCTCATCAACGCCGGTCTTCTGTCCTTGTTTCGCGCCGAAGTTAATCGAACGCTGGATCGCTTTCCGGCTGCTGTTTCGGTACGCAGTCAGCAGAGCCCGAACTTCAGCCAGGCTACCCGGCTCAATCTGAATCGTTACCCCGCTCATTCCTCAATCACCACCGCTCGAATGGTATACCCGTCATTGCTGAGCTTTTCCTCCACCACCCAGGACTGAGCGCCCACGTCAATCACATCGCGCTTCTTGAGAGTGCCAACGTCCTCGGTGAGCATTTCTGCCTCGGTTCGGCGTTCTGGGGTTTGAGTCTCGCCAGCGGTCGTGAACTCCACATCACGGGAAAGGTGAACGTGCAGATCGGACACCACTTCACCGCCGTTGTACCGGGTCAGCGTGCAGGGTAAGCCCTGGCTTTCCAGCAGGCGGCGGGCCGATCGCTTGAAGGTTCTTTCGCTCATAGGTCAATCTCCACAAACTGAAACGGCCCCGGAATGGGGCCGCTTGGATTTGCAGAGATCAGCCGGTGAGCTTGACCACTGCGTTCGGGCGGGTGCACAGCATGATTGGGTTGGACTGAGATTCCAGCTCAACACCTTTGTTCATGCGAAGCGGCTCGGTCTTGGAGTAATACGGGAGACCATTGGTACCTACTGTCTCCATGTAGTTGGCTGGGGCGAATCGGCCGATGAACAGATCAGGGACACCTACCGGTACAGCATAGGCCTCATCGTCACCGACGAACTTCACATTGCCGACCTGTCCACGATACTGCTCAAAAATCGCACCGGCGAACTCGAATCCACCCCTAACATCATCGCGGTTGGCAGAGCCCTCCTGCCAGCGCTCATAGGATTTCCGAACGTCATCATGATCCACAAAATTCTTGAAGTAGTTGCGGCCACAAAGCACCCGGACACCGGTGAAAGACAATCCACCAAGCTGGTCCTCAATCTTGTCCAGCAACTCAAGAACCTTCTTGCGCACCTTCGTGGTCGCAGTTCCCAGCACCAGACTGTGAGTGACCTGGCTGATACCAAAGCGACTGAACAGGTCCAACAATACCTTGGTTCCATTTGAGTCCAGAATCTGGCCCTTGACTGCCCCAATCATGTGGTGCTCGAGCGTGGCATCGATTTGCCGGCGATGCTTTGCTTGGCGCTTTGCCACATATGAAGCGACTGCCTGAACCTCGTCCTCTTCGCCAAAGGCCCGAATACCCTGAATTTCGTCTGCCATGATGGTTGAGCTCTGAGGCAAGTGCAGGGTTTCGAATGGAATCATGTTTCGCGGGTCTTTTTCCACGACCAATCCTGGGGCGCCTCGATCAGCGGCCGGCACCAGAGCCAAAGCTGCGCCTTCCTTTTCGATACTTACATGAGTGGTTGTCACCCCGTCGTTTTCGAAAAGTCCGAGCGAGCCAATTCGGCCAGGAATATGCGGTGTGTCTTGAATCGCCGCAGTCAGCGATTGGAGGCTGAATGCGTCATCGTTAAAAACGTCCATAGAAGCCATGTTGATTTCTCCTGGTAGTCTGAATTAACGGCAGATGATGCCGGCGGCGGCGAGGTCTGCCTTACCATCGGCGTCGATACCGGTAAGCAATGCCTCTGATACTTCGGCATCACGAGCGATGACGGCCTTCTCCAGATCCGAAGTGGACGCATCTGCAGCGCTCCAGAGGATTGCGACGGCGGTTTCAGAGCCGTCACTGGCGCCGGCGTCATAGGCGGTGTATTTGTCAGAGGCGGTAATTTTTCCGAGCACCTGGCCGGCGGGGTAATTCCCACCAGTGACCGTTACCTGCTCGCGTGAACGACTGCCGTTAGCTTCTGAGACCAGAAATTCACCGGCGCGGGTTGCTTCAGTAGCCATGATTAACCTCCAGGGTTATCGTTGGTTCAGTTGGTTGTATGCCTTCGAGAAGTCAGGCTGTTTTGCTTTGCCCGGGCCGGGCGTGTGGTGATGATCCAGATCCTGATCAGTCAAAGCTTTCGCCTCAGTGATCGCGGTCCGGAGCATCTGTGTGGGATTGGAGATGTGCTGCATCAGGACATCAGCGTCCAGTCCGCCAGCAGCGGCAATGTCTTTCACTTCTGCGGCAAGCTTCAGGCGGGCCTGAACCGTGGCCATTGGCAGTTTCTCTTTGGCCATGGAAACCGCCAGCGAATCGAAGCCAGCATCAGAACACAGCGCAATGACCTCATCTGCGGTGGCGGCCACCGGGTTCTTGAAGGCATCCAGCTCGGCCCGCAGTTCATCCATGGATTTTTTCTGAGCTTCAAGCTGCGCCTTGTAGCCGGCCGCTTCGGCCTCGGCAGCGCGGATCTTGCCCTGCATTTCGATCTGCTGTCGGAACTGGGCAGGGTCTGCACTGGCCACGGCCTTGAGCCTGGCATCCTTGTCTGTGGCGAAGCCCCACTTGATCGCCTCATCGGCACCCATGTAGTGGTCGCCCCGGTCCAGCAGTTCGTTGATCTCTTCTGCGGTTTTCCCGGTCGCTGACACATAGGCATCCACAATGGCGCTATCAATCGCAGCAATGCCAGCAGCATGCTCTTCCAGTTCCTTACGGTTGTAGTACCCCATCATCAGAGTGGAAGCGCGGTGCGTCATAATGCTTGTGCCAACGCCCATGGTCCGGGTGTCGCCACCGAGCATGATCACCGTGGCAATACTGGCCGCCATTCCGGTGACCCGAACATGAACTTCAGCCTCATGGTTTTTCAGGTAGTTCATAATCCGAACGCCGGAAGCTACATCACCGCCTGGGCTGTTCAGCTCAAGATCAATGCGGTCCAGTTCGCCGAGGGCATCCACCGCTTCGATAAACTCGCGGGCTGGCTGTTCGCCGGTGAAGTCGGCCACCCAATCCGGAGCCCAGTCCGAACCAATGGCCCGGTCAATAACTACCTTGGCCGTCCGGTCACCGGAAGCCTGTGCTGTGAACCATGACATTGTTTATTCCTCTTCGGTGAGTTCCGCCTTGCGGAGCATGTCTGACTTGCGTTTGCGGGCGTTGACGTTGGCCTGCTGGATATCCTTACCGCGATAACCACGCTTAGCGGTGGCGGCGTCCAGGCTTTCCAGGTCGTTCTCGATTTCCTTCACGACTGCGTTAACGTCTTGTTCGGGGTGAATGTGCGGCCAGCGCTGGGTGCGCCAGTCACGGCGGTTGTAGTCGTCATACCGCTCGGCGTAGCGCGGGGCGCTAACGGCACCGGTCAGAACGGCGGCATCGGTGAACCAGAACCCGACCCGCTCACACACCTGGTGGATGGCCAGATGGTCCTGGGCCATTTCGATCTCGCGGCGGTATTCGTTGATCATGGCCCGGTACACACGATCATTGATGTTCTTCCAGTCACCGGTCATCAACTCATAGAGCGACTTGGTTCCGGCAGCGATGGCCAGCAGTTGCTGGCGCTGGAAGTCGGAATAGCCGGCACCGGTGTTGTCGCCATCGAACAGAGTGAGCTTCTCGCCGGCGGCGCCAGTCAACACAGTGCCGGGCTGGGCGTTAATCTCTGGCAGAGGGTCGTCGCCATCCACTGGCTCACCGGTGATCGGGTCAAAGTTCCAGTCGTTTTCACCGGAGTATTCTTTCTGCAGAAAGCCAGTGAAAGGCGCCCGGGTTTCCTTACGCACCAGTTCGCTGTCTTCGTAGCTGTCATAGGTCTTGGCGCGCAGCAGGGCCTGAACTACGTCCGGCTCTCCCCTCACCTGCCCGGGGCGAATCGGCAGATAGTGGTGAATCACCTGGCTTGCCGGAACCCGGATGGTTTGGCGCGACATCATGCTGCCGTCCGCATCCTGCGGGTGCTCGGTATACATGTGGTAAGCCACTCGCTGGCCGCGCTTGTTAAACTCGATGCCGGCGATGACGCGGTTCCCGTTTGGTCGGGTTTCGTTCATCGTCTCCGGCACATGGTCCGGCTCGATTACCTGCAGCTGGATCGGAACGGCCATGCCAAACGATGCCGGCCGGGAGCGCAGGCGGATGAACACTTCGCCCGCACTGCGGCGGCTCCGGCAGGCCTGTGCCAATTGGCCGTAGAAATCCAGAACACCGTCCGGGCTGGACATTCCTGTCCAGGGGGTCCAGAGATCGGACAGCCCTTCGTTGAAATCGTCGTTGCTGGACTCGAACAGCGGAGTAATGCCGGTGCCAATCTCGTTGGCCACGTTGCGGCTAATGGCGCGTTCAAGCCAAGGGTTATTCCGGTAGGCTTGGCGGGCCCGGTTGCGGAGGGTATTCAGGCTGCCGTTCAATGCGCGGTTTGGGCCGGTGGCCGGGGCGCTCCATCCGGAGGCCCGGCGGCCTTGGGTTGCGCCTTCATACGCCTGGGCTTTGAACTGTGGCACTTCACCAGCGCGAACACGGATTCTTGGTTTGGTCACCTTAAACCCCCTTGTTCACGTTCAGGCGCACACCGCGCCTCGGCGCTTTGCCGCCTTTTGCATCGAGCGATTCTTGGATGTGTTGCTTTGATCGCATCAGCTCGTTGATGGAGCGGTACCGGACGCGCTTTCCGTCCGCAAACTGCACTTCCAGCTCGCCGGTCGCAATCGCGTCATTGATTGCTGTCAGATCGTCCTGTGTAAATGCCATCACTGAAACCTGATTCGGGAGCGCCGTTTCTGGCGTTGAGCCGGTGGCACTGTTGATTTTCGGGTTGCGGAACGTTCGCCATCGGCCTGGATCTCGGAGTTGTTGTCCCAGTCCCGGGCCCACGGCGGGGGCGATGCCCAGTTGATCTTGTCGTAGCCGTAGAGCGTGGCCACCACATCGGCGTACACGCAGAGATCAAAGGCCTCGTTGGGCGCCTTGCCTGGCTTCTGCCACTTACCGTTGGTCAGTCGCTGCTCGTAAGTGAGCTCGTCAAAGAACCATTCGCCCAGCCAATCCGGGAAATGGAAGTAGTTCGGGCCGGGCTCGTCCCGCTCAAGGGCGTTGCTGATCGTGTCTTTCACCAGGTTGGTGTTGATCAGGTACAACGGAACATCGCCCTTGGCGCTGGCGTGCCGATCTTTCCGGCCAGTGTTGTCTGGCCAGGTCTCTTTAACCCTGGGTGCCGATCGGGAACTGCCGCCCTTCAAAAGCCTCACCTTCCGGTGCAGGCCCTGGCGCTTTAGGATTCGGTAGAACTGGTATGCACTTTCAGTAACGGAGGCGTGGCCGCCATGCTTGCCCTCACCACCAGTATCGATGCCAGTAGCCAGCACCGGCATTTCACGGCCACTGCCGTCCGCCAGCGGATACTTTCGGGTGATCACGTGGGTGATCAGCAGGTTCCAGTCCTCGATATGGCCTGCAGGATCAATGCGCAGTTTTTCACCGTTGTCGTCGGTTCTCTCAGACATCCGAAGGCTGAACCGGTCGATAACCCAGCGCTCCCGGTGTTCGCCGTAGCCAAACACCTGGACAACGAAGCGGCGCTTCTTGCCGCCCTGCACGTCCACTGAAGCAAACAGGCTGCGAACACCTTCCGGCACCACACGTTCACCGAGAGATTCCGCACGCTCCTGAATGGCATCGCGGCTGCGAACGTTTTCCGCTTTTCGGTATTGGTACGGCCTGCCCCAATCTGTGTTGATCGTGGTCTTCAGCTTTTCCTGGGAGCCAGTCTGCTCGTAGACTTCCTCGGCCTGCTTGAGCTTTGCCGCCAGGCTCTCCCAGGTCTGGAATGTGGCCGCCGGGCCCTCCATCCAGAAACTGGCAATTCGGGTTTGGCGCGGTTCTCCGATCAGCTCACCGGCTGGCGTCAGGCTGCAGCCTTCAGGGATCCATTCGGCCCGGGCGTTGAGCTTGCGCTTACCTTCGGCAACCACGCCGCAATGCGGGCAAAACGGCTTCGCGGCATCGATGTTGAAGTTCTCAAGGATTGGCTGGAACCATTCGTCACAGCTGGTGCACTGCCAATACAGCCTTTCCCGGGTGCCAAGGTTGTAGAGCGCTAGCGCACCCTTGGTCGGTGGCGCCAGATGCGGCCGTTCCGGATCCGGCTTCCAGTCTGCGTCTGTAATCTCCCAGCCCGGAGAGGTCTCAACCAGAGTCATGCCCGAAGACATAAAGGTCTGGGTCCGCTTGGATGCCAGGCTGAACGGGTCGCCCTCGCCGTTCAGGTCTTCGTCCAGGCGGTCGTAATCCGTGAGGGCCACGAACCGGTAATCGGAACTCGATAGAACGTTAACCGTGGGCCACTTGATGCCGAGGTAGTTTCCGGCCTTGAACGTTTTGTCGTGGACGTTGTTGTCATGGCCGTGCGGACTCATCAAATCCGCCAGCTTCGGTGAACTCCGAAGCATGCGGTCTATCCGCTTCTTGCTGTATTCCCGGGCCTTATCCTCGCTGATCTGAACTATCAGCATATCGCCGGGGTCGCAGCTGACCACGTAGGCCACCCACCCATCCAGCAGGCAGTTGGTTTTGCCAGAACGGGCCGGACCAATAAAGATCACCGCGTCATACTTCCGGCTGGACAGACAGTCCATTGGCCGGTTCATATAGGGCGTCAGGTCTTTGCGGAACTGGTCGATCTTGCCGCCGCCGTCCACCACCTTCATGTATTCGACGGCGGCATCGCTGACATTGATTCGGCGGGGCGGCTTGATGAGCTCGGCAATCTGGCGTTTGATCTGTGAAGCACAGGCCAGTGAGCTCACTCTTCGTCGTCCTCGTCTTGCATTATCCGTAGGTACATCTGTTCCCGCAGCGCATCCACGCTGTCCTGAACTCTGGTGATGGCTTCCGGGGGCAAATCGCAGTCACGCTCGAGAATGTCCGGCAGGCTATCCAGCGTGGTGGTCACCGCCTTGGCCAGCTTGCTCATCTCCAGGTGGACTTCTTCGGCTGCCAGCAATTGGCGAAGCTCTTTCTCAAGCTTTACCCGTTCGTTCTCCGACTGATACCAGGCTTTCCGCTCTGAGGGCGGGAGGTTCGACGGGTCGTCTTCCGGATCGAACAGAACATGTTCAGAAAACAGGGCCGGCCCAACGTCCCGAAGTGCGTAGGTGGGATAGCCGTTCTTTTTGCCGCTCGGCGTTATCCGACTGTCTTCGAGGCGGCGAGCAACAGTCTTGCGGTCCATGCCGAAGGCACGGGCAATCTGACTGATCGACCAGTTGTGCGCATCAGCAATGCTGTTGACTTCGCCTGCCACATCGTTCTCGCTCGTTGCCTCGGATACTCAGATGAATCAGATTTAAGTGATTGTTTTTACAGGCACAAAAAAAGACCTCTGGTGAGGCCTCATATGGCGCCAAAAATTTTACGAAAACCGCGTGGTTGCACCGTCCCCGCGGGGTTTTGCCGGCCCCAGGGTCCCCGGAGATTTCCGGCCAGGGACAGCCGGGGCGGGCTTCACAGCTCGGGCGGGCGTTGTAATCTTCACGCCGACACCACAAACTCGGTGGGGCCATCGGAAACGCAGCGCACCGCAGTCACAACTGAGGCCATCACAGCGCTTGTGAATGCAGAAACATCCCCGGCATCCCAAGGACGGGCCTGGGGGGAGCCGGTTTCCAGGTCTTCAACCGGGGCCTGGGTCCACTCAACGCGGGCGGATCCGCTGGAAGGAGCGACACTCAGGCAAACATCACCAATACCGGAGGGGATGATTAGCCAGTCACCTGTGGCGGCGTTCACTGTTTCCGAATGGAAATAGTGCTGCTTTGCGTCGGCATTGGTTTCAAAGGTTTTGTCTGTCTCATCGGCGGTAAGTGTGTTCACTGGCATGGCGGATTACCTGAATAGTGGCTTAAACAATGACTTTTCGAGCGCTGAGAACAGGGAGCGGAACAGGCCTTCACCCTCAACCACCACGCTGCCATCCGAAACCGTTATGGTCCGGTCGAACTGATAGGCCTGGCCGGTCTCAGGAACAAACACACCCAGCGTGACCGTGGTTGAACCATTGGCCACCGGGGTGGCATAGCTGGCAACGTCCTTGTGGAAGCCATCGTCAGCTTCCAGGGCGTTCCAATCGATAGTGACCACAGAAGCGTTGGCATCGGCGATCACCTTCCATTCGTAGGGCTGAGTGGTAGCGTAGGCGTTGGGATAGCTCAGCGAGTTTTCGCTGTACTCTGGCTCGGTCGCTGGGTGTGTCAGTTGGTCCCGGTCGTAGCTGTTGGCGTAGGCAATGACGGTGGCAGCGGTGGCGCCATCCACGCTGACCAATAGATCGGCCGTGTCATCGTCGGCGATCAGTGGTGGTTCGTAGCTATAGGTTTCGGTACCGGCCCCGGTGTTTTCAGAAACAAAGGTGATGTTGCTGCCGGCTTCACCGTTGATGGTGATGCCTGTTGGCGCATTCTCGTTGCCGGAGAGTGTGAAAGTGGCTGGCTGGGATTCGTCGGTGATGTCCTCGGCTGCGGGGATTGAGAGGCCTGAAGCACCCCAGGCTGCATTGAGATCTGCAAAACCCGTGAGTGTTCCGCCGTTACCCAGCGCGCCGCTATCGTTCACAGTGCCCCCGGCTCCCTCATCAAGCAAATACAAGCTTGAATTAGCCGGCATCTCAAGGTCGGTCAACGCTACGGAGTGCAGTACTGCACCTGCAGGAAGAAACTCGCTTACACCGCCGCGAGAGCCCAGGTGAGTTACCGTGTAGTCAACAAGCTCTTTTCCCGCATCGAAGGTGAGGGTTTCTGAAGGGCTCGCGGCGTCATCAAAGTAAACTTCAACCGAATTGCTGGCCACCACCCGCAGAGCTATCTTTTTGACGACTTGGTACGCAACGCCAGTGCTCAGATACTTAAATTGGACGCTGGAACCCGCCCCTTCATAATTGAAAGCGTAGTTATCATTCCCAACGCGGACTGCACCTTTATTGTCATTCTTGCCAATCAATGAGGCAAAAACGTTGTAACCAAGATCACCCGGGAACTCGAATTCGATTTCAACTTCAAAGTTCAGTGGATTCGACGGTTTCCACGGCGAGGCGAGAACAACCGTTCCCGCTCCATCGAAGTAGAGTGCCATTAAATGCCACCTCTAATCAGGACGCCTTCTGAGTACTGCGTATCGTCGTTAACAACAAATGCGTAGATTGAATCAGCCGGAGTAAAGTTGCCCTCTTCGACCTCAAATGCAATTTCACCTGGAACCCGGGATATTTGCTTCTGGACTACCAACTTAGTGCAGTCATCCATGACCGGAGCGTTACCCAGCTCAACCCTCTCAGCAGTGTTGTTCACATAGATACAGTCCACCCATGCCTCCATCCCTGGAATACCAAGCTGCCCATCTGGGAGCATGGCATAGGCGAAATCCTCATTTCCGTATTCCACTTCTGTGCTGTGGGCTTGTGGTGCTAACCAAGACAGGGATGGATTTGGATCTCCAGCACTGGCGATGTAGGGGTGCTCAACCGGGATCTGCCTGTTCGTCCTATGTTCAATGATTCGGCCGAACCTTCGCCCGTTAGAGTTTGTAATTGGATCAGGCACTTCACCGTACATGACAAACCTGTTCCAATTCTTGTTGAGCTCCCTGGGGGCTGCACTCCGAGACCAGTCTGCGCCAGTGTCCGGGTCTATAAACGTGCCTTTATCATTGTCCCAAGCTTCAAGTCTTATGGCCGGGTTGTAGCGGTCGTCTACGCTGATGATCTGAAGATGGAGTTGTGGCTTTCCGTTGTAAGTGCCAACTCGACTGCAGAGCCTCGAAAGTTTGACTTGAGGCCCGTACTCGGTGATATCCCAGTTATCCAGGTTCAGATATGCATGAAAGCTGATAAATAATTTCTTTGACCGGGCCGGCAGAAAAACATTCTGATTTCCTGCCAGAAATGACTGTTGGTCACCATCAACAAACTTTGCCTTCAGGCTTGCGCCAGACTTTGAAAATGACCTGGTAGTGTCGTATCGATAGGTGTCCAATCCGGAATATTCCGAAGGAAGCCGGTTACCGTCAAACCCAACAAGCTTGTCGGCCAATTCTCCGTTTCTTGAGGGGTCACCAGTGATGTATTCGACCTGCCCGTTCATTTCCGCGCTAAAGGAACCAGACAACGTTATTTCATTGCCTTGAGCGAACGTTCCGGAAAAAGAGTTTATAACCGGCGGCCCTATGGGTTCCGGATTCTGCCCCCCTTGCCCCAGCGTCAACAACAATTCACGAGTGGGCAAAATGCTGGCCGGAGATGCAGAAGTTGTCATGAAGCACCTCGTCGAGTTTGCATGGTGTGAGCTCGGCTTAGAGCGTCAGGTTTTTTTCCACGTTCAGCTGAAACATGAGCCTATGCGGTTGATTTCAAACGGTTGGCGCAACTCTTGCTGATTGCCAGTCTCTATGGAAATAACCAAGGACGACTACATGAAATGGTTAGTAGCTCTGATGGCTTTGCTGTCGTTTTCTGCTCAGGCAGCATTGATCGAATACACTTATGAATTGACGACAGCGAAGATTGGATCAAGCTCAACGGAGCTGCGGCCAGGGACAGCCCAAATCGTCGTTAACACCGCCACCGAAACCCTTAACAAGTACTCGTACCAAGACGAGTTCGGCAATTTGATTAACTGGTCAGGCTCAGTAACACCGATCATTGCCTTCTTCAATTTCGGTCAACCAGGGTTCCAACTAATGTCAGTTGCCGCCACTATTGGCTTTCCGGGAACCCCATATTTTGGATTTTATCTGGAGCATAACCCGCAAATCTTTGAGGGGTCTGGGCTCAACTATCTGGACACAATCAATATTGAGTCCTATTTCGAGGTCAATCTCGACGATGACGGTTTCGAATACTGGGGCGACGTTAAGTCGGCAACGAAACGCGTCATTTCAGTTCCCGAACCAGCCACCCTATCCCTGCTCGCCCTTGGTCTAGCGGCTATCGGTCTCAGGCGCCGACTGGTTTAACTGGTTGACTCGCTCGGCCTGGTCTTTGTCCCAGGCCTGAATATCATCCTTGTCACCTTCGCAGGCCAGAGCCACGGCTTTCACGCGCTCAGCCCAGCCGGGGCACTGGTCAATCTGCCTTGAAGGCGCCGGCAGTTCACGGTCAATCAGATACTCTGCCGGTACCGCTTTTCGGACGTATTCGGTCCGGGTCAGATACTGTGTGCTGCCGCATGATGTCAAAAACACCATCAGGCCACAGATACTCAGGGCCGCTACAAGGCGCATTTTTTACCAGCTCCTCCAGCTCGGCCACGGTCTGGGCCAGCTGATTACTCAGGTCTTGCTCTCGTTTGGCCCGGACAACCGAGCGATCGTTAAGCCAACGAATGTCGGCCTGAAGTTGATCGATCTGTTCCAGGTTCTTTGTGTTGGTTATCTCAGCCTGGTCCATGGCCTGAGAGAGATTGCTGTTTTCCGTCAGCAGCCTGTCCCGGTCGTTCCACAGCCACCAGAACGCCCCAGCAGTAACCACCACCAGAGTGCCGATAACCGGCAGCAGGTATGGGGCTGCTTTGGCCTTGAGGGCTTCACCTATCATTTCATCAGCTCAGCTTCTTTGTGAAGAAGTCCGTCAGCAGCTGCTTAACCTTCTCCGCGCCCAGGTGGCCCACGATAGCGCAACCCGCTGCACTCATGCTGGGAGACCAGCCGAACAGCTCAGAAAACACGGTGTAGGTGATGAGGCCAAAGAAGCCGGACGAGATTATGGAGAGCGTGAAGGCGCTCCAGTCCCACTGGCGGTTTCCGTTCTTAACGTCCATCAGGAAGGCAACGCCACCACCGAACACAGCAAGCATCACCGCCCAGATGGTATTCCAGTGTTCCGCGCCCTTGGCGATGATGAAGGTGATGGCTTTCTCAAGCATCTTTCTCATATCCATTTCCGGTGAACGATCAGGCTGCCGGATAGGCTTGCCATGAGAGTTGAAAGTGAGGGCCATCTTTGAACGACTCCCAATCGCCGCCCCACTCTATGGCTACGCCGAGTTCATCAGCGGCCTGCTTCATGGCGGCGGCAATCTTGTGATACAACGGCCAGTCCCAGCGGATGCCACCGGTGACCCAGGCGCCGAGATCAACAGCGTGGCCGGTCAAGTGGCGGCTGTTCATCGTGGTGGTTGCGCCAGCATCGAACAGCTCTTTCTGGCGGGATTTGGTACGCAGGCCTTCGGTCACGGCGAAATCCACTTCCGTAATCTGAATGGCCCGCTCTACTACGGAAACGAGGTCATCATGCACTCCGGCCAGCCTGGCCAGTGATTTGCTGCTCAAGCTGTATGCCATGGCAACCTCCAGAAATAAAAAAGCCACCGCAAGGGTGGCAGGGGTCTGCTGGCTGCAGATCGTCAGGTATTCAGGCTGCTGAATTCAAAGAGGGCGCCAACCTCACCGAGCGGCTATGGGTTGTGCCATCCAGGCCGCACGTTCTATCTGGATCAGGCACAAAAAAACCGCCAGCTCTTTCGAGGGCGGTTTCTTGTGGGGCAATACTTTGAAGTTACTGATCAGTGTATTCGTTTGTGACCGGTTGTCAAGCAACCTGACTGATCGGTTGTAGAACATTCTCGATCTGCTGATAAGCCCGGCTCACCCGCTTACGGTAGGTGTCCTGGGACAGCCCCAAAAGCTCGGCGCAGTAGGCGGTGGTGTAGGTGATCTCCAGCCGCTTCTCATTGAGAGGGTCGATGGCCACAACCCGAGTTTTTCCGCGCAGGAGCTTGTCCAGACACACCGCTTCCTGGTGATCTTCCGCCAGCTGGCCAACGATGCTGTCTGCTTCAACCATCCGGCTGGTCACTTCCTGGAAGCGGATACGATCGACTTTCGCGGCCAATGTGCAGAAGCCACTGAAGCCTGAACCCCGCGGGATCTCACCGTGCGACTGGTAAATACCCAGAATGTGCCGGCCCTCATGGGCGATATCATCTACCCGGCGGATGGCCAGCAAGTAGTCGATGAAGTTATCCACCACGGCCTCGGCCTTTGCCCGCAACTCTCTCTGCTCTGCCGTCTTCCGGTTCTGCTCAGCCATTCGATTCGCCCTCGCCCTTTCTTTCATTAATCCAGTCAGCCCGCCAGCCAACATACCGATAATCGTTCACTTCGCTTTTGTACTGCCTTGCCGCATTCCTGGTGATGGATTCGTAGACTGCTGGCGGATACTTCTTCTGTAACTCCGCCAGCCTGGCCTTGTAAGCTTCACGGTCTCCGGTGTGCGCCAGATCTATCAGCTTGTTGGCCTCAATATGTTCCTGCAGCATGACCCTGCCTTACGCCACGCTGCCCAGCCGGCCGATAAACTCCCGACCCAACTCGTTATACAAGTCCTCGATGGTGCCGTTGTTCTCGATCAGCCAGTCACCGTCCATGAAGCACACTCCCGATTCCGACTTGTGGGCCTCCACCAGCTGCAGGTCATCCCGGAACAGGTGAATCACCAACCCGCCATTACGGCGAATAAACGCGGCTTCTTCCTCGAAACGGATATCCGGAACAATCATCCCGCCATGGAATGTGTCAGCCGTTGGCTGGCGGATCTGATCCCATTGGCGCTGGGCCAGCATCACCCACAGATCAGGGCGGATCATTTCCCGGCCCCATTCGGTGCCCAGGGTTTGCATCAACCGCCGGGGCGAAACTCCCAGCCAGGGAATGACGGTCTCTTTCAGGTCGCCGTTTACGTGCTGCTCTGTCAGCCCGAACATTTCCTTGATCCCGGCCTTCATCGGATCCGCAAAGCTGTACTTAAGCAGGCCATGCTTTTTCACCAGGTAGGCGGCTGCCGTGTCTTTCCCGCTTCGGGCCTTTCCTGCAATGCCGATCAGTCGCATATCAGAACTCCTACTGAACACCAGAAATTTCAGGGCCATCCCAGTCGAGAACCCCCGTGATCTTGATCGGGAACATCGGCTCGAAGTCAGGGTCAGCCAGCGAGATCAGGTAGCAGCTCACCTCGAAAACCAAATCACAGGCGGTCAGCAGTGTTTCGCAGCCCCAGAACCTGCCCTCAACACCCGGACATTGAGGAATGGTGAAGTCCAAATAGACCGGCACGATGCCGTACATCAGGCCCTTGTGGGTTCGCTTCATCTTCATGCGTTCACCTTCGCCAGTTCCGGCAGCACGTGGCTGCTCATGTAAACCTTCAGGCCCATCTTCCGGGCTTCCTCAATCTCAGCGTTTGCACCTGAGCTGTACTGCCAGCCATCCACCAGAACCACGGCATCACACCGGCGCATCATTTCCATGGTGCCGTCCAGCCAATACTCATCGTCCGCCAGCCCTGGGAAATCGTGGTCGAAGTGGGCGGTGTTTACAGTGGGCAGAATGGGGAACCAGCCCTTTTGAACGCACAGGCGGCCAACATGGCGGGCAGCAGCTACGTTCTGGGCGACGCCTTCACGGGTTTCGGCGCGATAGGGGCCGGCCACGTACACCAGTTTCATGCCCTGCTTCTTCTCAGGCGTTGTTACCTTTACCGACGCAGCGGCGTCTTCCATCGCCTTTTCCCAGGCCTCCTTGTTTACAGGCGGGTTCCACATCGATAGATCCCATGCTTCAGCCCGCTGCTTTTCTGGTTCTGGGTGGCCACAGATCAGTTCGTGATATGGAACGCCGGGCTCTGCAATAGCAGCGGCGAGGGACGGGTTCCGGCTCAAAATGCCTTCAATCAACCGCTCATATTCCGGTGCTCTGTCTGCCTCTGTTGTCTCTTGGGCTTCGTCGGAGGCGCCCTCAGGCTCATCGTTAACAGTGGGCGGGCGGCCATTAAGGTAGTCACTCAGTGGCTTCAAGCACTGGGCGATCTGGGCCGAAGAAGGCCAATTGATCTTCCCGGGAACCTTCACCTCCACAAATTGGTTATTGCTCTTGTTGGCCTTGCCCGCAAGAACCACCTTTGCCAACGGACAGGACGCTTTGTGAACTGGAGACAACAGACCGCAATAGCCGCACTCACCGCCGAGATTTACTGTTTCAACCTCACTCACCGCGCTATCCCCCACCCAATCAGAGCCCAAACCAGCCAGGCAATCAGCGAGACATTCAGAGCTGCAAAGACCGCGAAAACCGTGGCGATCGCTTTACCGATACCCTCCTGACAGCCTCTTACCCATATCCTGTGAAAGTGCAGGAATGCACCGATGGTGATTGCCAGCGGCAGGAGCCACCAGCCGAGTGTTATAGTCATGGAGCCTCCTGAAGAAGTTTGAGCGCGCACACCGTATTGAAAAGGGCAAGCAGGGCCGACCAGACAATCTCATTTGGCGGCGTTTGAGCGCCCAGTTTGTGGCCCGTGATGAGCCAAAGCAGGCAGGCCAAGGCAAAGCAAATTTTGCCGGTCACTCGATCACCCCCGGTTCATCCGAAATCACCACCCTGATAGCGCCACCCTTCTTCACTTCACCGCGCACAATGGTGAGCTGGTCAATCTGCTCGTCATCACCCCATACGCCGGCGTGGGTCAGAGCGTCGAGAATTGCTTTCGGTAGGTTGTCGAGGTCCCGGGCACGGTTGTCCGGGGCATTGGCCTTAATCCAGACCGAAACGCGACCGTGGATCTTTCGGTGCTTGATGCCAATCCGACACAGCACAGCCTTTCGGTAGTCTCTCCCTTTCTTGCTGATCAGCACCCTTGGGCGGCGGTTAACGATGGTGTGACGCCAGTAGGTGTTGACCGACGGTGGCCAGGGCAAATCGAAGGCCAGGTTCATGCCGCCACCTTCACGAACTTGTACCCCTGCTCTACCAACAGGCGCTGTGTGTTGATCACCCCTTCCAGGTGGTACAGATCACGCTCTGCCCGGGTGTGGGTCTTAACGTAACCACCATCCAGCCATTCGTGGCAGGCACTGCAGGCATAGGCCGCTTCGTGGTCGTGAGCTTTCAGGGCCAGGCCGGCGCCATTGAGGTGGGCCAGTACCGTGGTGGACGAATCCCCGTTGCAGATGAACGGAACCCGAACCTGGCAAGGCTGGCCATTTGCGCTCTGGCGAATAGGGGTTGCCTTTGGCCGGCTGGAGCGCTTCATCGGTGCCTTTGCCTTGATCGGAGTCTTGCGTTTAATCGGGCCGCTGCGTTTCATTCTGCTCAGTCTCCCCGGTAGTAGGTGCCCATCGGGCCGTGTTTGTTCTCGGTGGGGCTGGTGTTCAGTAGCTGGCCGCGAAGCCGGTCGATCTCATCCTGTTGATCGTTGGCCTTCAGCCGGAGCTGCAGAACCAGATCCTCAAGCGACAGCGCCTCACCGGTCGCCTTGTTCACCACACCGCCAGCGTTGCAGTCCGTACAGGGCATTTCGTAGAACATGGGCTTCACCACTCCCCTGCCGTGGCACGCTGGGCACTTCTTCAGCTCTATCTGCTGCTGGCGGAATGAAGGGCCTGATCTCTTCACGCAGCCTCCGGCTCTGGTGAATACCCGCCCGCGTTCAGCCGGAACAGTTCAGGACCATCCTCACGGCCAACCATCAACACCATTCCGCTGTCCGCCAGTCGGTGAAGGGATGCCCGGGAATCCTCGGCGGATTCGTTGATGCCGATCGCCACGTTGCAAACGGTCTGGGGCGGCTGCCCCACCAGGAACTCCAGAACCTTCTTGTCGAAGGCCCGCTGCTCAGTCAGGCTTCTCACGGTTTCAGCCCTCCATCCAGTTGACGTACTGCTTCAATCCGGGATTCCAGCCACTGGCCATAGCGCTCGTCGGTTACAGGAACCAGAGGGGCAGTGCAGGTGCCGAGCGGGCAACCTTTGCAGCCCGGGTGCTTCTGGCAATGGTCGATAACGTCCTGTGGCAACTGGGTCATGCCTCACCTCCCTGTCGGAAAGACTGCCAGTCGAAATCGTATGCCTTACCTCCACTCTCACGCAGGCGATCAACCACACGCTCGCCCAGACAAACGCTGAGGTCATTGGCGGGTAGATTGGTTACCACCACGGTGGGCTTTTCCAGCAGGTACCTGGCATTGATTGCTTCATACGCCACGGTTTGCTCGAACTCTGTGAAGTTCTGCATGCCAACCTCATCGATCACCACCAGCTCCGGTTTGGCGAAATCGTCGTAAACATCCTGCTCGGTGTAGTCTGCGGACTTCCGCCAGCTGCCCTTCACTTCGCGAACCAGCTCGGCAAAGGTCCAATAGGCTCCTGGCTTGCAGGTCCTCAAGATCACGTCACGGAGCAATGCACACGACAGGTGAGTTTTTCCGTTGCCCACATTGCCAAGAAGAATCAGGGACCGCCCTTCATGCTTACCGGAGGCCAGCAAATCGGCGTACTCCTGAATTTTGCGAAGCACGCTGGCGGACTTGCCGTTGGCAGGCCTGTAATCACTGAAGCCCTTGTTGGCGAAGCGCTTTGGGATGCCGCTCTGGGCAACGTACCGTGATGCCTTATGGCGCATCATCTCCAGCTGTCGCTGACGCTCTTCCTCCCGCATTCGAGACTGAAGCGCTTCCTCGGCGCATTCAGGACAACCCTTCCAGCCTTGTTGAACCCGGCCTTTACCGCTGTGGTGGATATCGATGAAGTTGCCATGCTGAGGGCATTCACCTTTTCGCCGATCATCGATACCCAGGATGTGATCCATCTGATCATCGGCCTGACCAAGCAGTTCAGAAATTAGCGACCCCATCGGGCACCTCCTGTTTCAGACCTTTGCTGTAATCGATCTCACCGAACCCGGAATGCCGGGGGCGCTCCGGGAAAGGCTCAGGAGGTGACCACTCGTTTTCAAATTCGCAGGATGGCCCGAAGAAGCGCTGGGCCTGCATGACGTACTCGGTGTTGGCTTTGCCGGTGGACTGGCAGAATCTCGCGTAGCGGATAACACCCGCCAAGATCACGGCAGGATCATGGCCATCCTTGGTTCGAGCCGTCCAAGCCTTGAAAGCCTGGCGTTTCGGATTGCTGCCGGGCCGTTTCGGATATTTCCCCCAGGCAAGTTCGAACTCCGGCGGATATGCCTGCTTTTTCTCAGCGTCGTCAGCCGCGGCTGACTCTTTCTGATTCGGCGCATCGCTTGCCGATGTGCCATGTGTGTTTATGGGTTCAGGATTCAGAGAATCAGGATTCAGAGAATCAGGGCGATTTCTACCGTTATGACTTTGTGGGTCTACCGTAGATCCACCGTAGGTCTCCGGTAGGTCTACAGTAGGTTCACCGTTATCGTTCGGTAGTTCTTTGTCCTGTCCACGGTGATCCTCAGTCGGTGCGGCGGTAGGTTTACCTGTAACGCCCTTCCCTTTAACGGGCTCTCGGCCGGCCTTCTTCGGGCTGCCCACCGTGTCGTAACCGGCCTTTCCCGGTAGTTCGCTGCGCTTCTCCGAATGGTGAGGCGACTGGTGCTCCGCAAACTTCGTGATCAGGATGACTTTCACGCCTTGGCATTCGTAACGCTCCAGTAGACCGAGTGCACAGAGTTCCTGCAGCCCGGCCTCAACATTCACGTTGTCGCAAGGGAAGAGCTCCATCTTGATGCGCTTCGGGCGATCCTCGAGGCGCCCCTCACGATCCGCCAGCATCCACAGCCCGATGAAAAGGAGTCGGTGTTCGAAAGCCAGGTCAACCAAATCTTCATTCTTCCAGAAGCCCGGTTTAATGTTGCGTGCTCGCATTACGCGGCCTCCGAGTTTGGTTCAAACAGCAGGTGTGTGTATTTCCCATCCCAGTCACGGCGCATTTCGAGCTGGCCCTGTTCGTACTGGGAATAGAGCCACGCGGCGCCTTTCTGAGTAAGAATCACCTTCTCGCAGGGGCGATCATCACGGTTCAAGGAACGGCGTTCGGTGAAAAGCCTGTCTCGGTAAGGTGCGGCGCTCCGATACCCATGCCGGGTTTTCAGGAGCCTTTTGCGCTCAACCAAGAGGGGCTGAACCCGGTTCAGGTTGACGCCGTTTAGCATCCGGCAGAACTCAACCGGTGTGAGCCCGGCCCTCAGATTGGCGGCCAGATCGTTGCACACCTCATTCAGCCGGCTGGCTTCCTGTCTGTAGTGGTTGACCTGAGAGTTGAGGTCCTCGATAACCACCCGAGCATGTGGGCTGAGGTTTTCCAGCCATGCAGGCATGGAACGCTGCTGCTCCAGCTCGTGCAGGCGCTTAATTACCTTGTGCCTGAGCGGGATGCTGTAGCCGGTAACCAGGGTCTCGGTTAGCTCTTTGTTCAAGTGGATGCAGGCGGTATATCCGCGGCGATCCCTTTCTTCGTGGACATGACGCAAATCTGCGTCATCTTTCAGAGCGTCCAGCATGGTCCGGATATCTCTGATGACATCACCGTGACGCTTACCGGTAAGGTCCGCAATGTCCTGGCTGCTCATGGTGAGCGGCCGGTCGTTGATTGTCGGCATAAGTTGCTGCATACTTCCTCCTATCTCGTCCACAGAACCCCGGTAGGCCTGCCAGCCCATGACCCGGGGTTTTGTCTTTTCTAGGCGGTCACTTCCGCCGGTTCCGGTGCCAACACTTCCCTGGCCCCATCATGAGCCGCAGGGCTCACCACTCCATTTGCTTCCATTGCGTCAATCAGCTTGAACGCTCGGTTGTAGCCAATCTTGAACTTCCTCTGAATCGTGCTGACCGAAGCGTGCCGAATCTCAGCCACCAACTGGACGGCTGCCGGATACAGCGGATCACGGTCATCGGTATGCGTGGCCGGACCATGCCCGGAGAACATCACGGCGTTCGCCAGCTTGGTCTTGTTGGTGCCAGAACTCTCCTGCCAGTCTTCCTCAACAATCGCCGACCGATCCTCGCCGCCCAGCGCCTTCAGCAACGCCGGAATCATCCGCTCCAGCTCCAGAGTCATCAGGCAGAACGCGGCGTCCATCTTCGCCAGCGCATCATCGGCGTCTACGTCATCCAGTTGGTCTTTCAGGGTGTCGCCAAACTTGACGCGGGTGATCGCCAGGGTTTCATCCAGGCAAAAGGAAACGTTGTCATCCCAGGTCAGAGCCACCTTGGTGACCTGCATCCCAGCTTCCAGGTGATTGCGTACTTCGTCTGCCTTCAGGTCCAGGCCGCGGGCAATGACCTTACCGCCGTCTTCTGAGGGGTCAGCCATCCAGCAGTCGGCGCCAAGCACCGCCACATCGGGCAGATCAATGGTTTCGTTAATCCAGCCGGTGAACGTGAACGCCGGGCTTTGCTCAACAGCAGGCGGGCGTACAGGCAGGGATCCGAGCGACTTGCGCAGTGTGCTGGCGAAGTCTTCCGCCGCTTTGGCGCTTCCGGCATCAACGATCAGGTAACCGTTTTTCGCGGACAGGTAACCGTAGGTCTTGCGGTTACGCGGGAATGCCTGGGGCAGCATTTCCAGAATCACCTGTTCCCGGATCTCGTCTTTCTCTTTCCGGCGCACCTTTCGGCCCTGCTCGATCTCGATGGCCTCGGCGCGCTCTTCAACGAATTCTTTGACCACAGGTCCCGGTAACAACTTCTCCTGGTGCTGCAAACAGATCAGCAGGTCACCATTGGCGGCGTGCACCAGTTGTTCACTGTGCTTGCCCAGCGGCGTACACCAGCCGCGACGGTTCTGCTCTTGCGGACCACACGGCTTGAAGGCATCCGCCTGCAGCTTTTCCTCCAGCAGCTCGGCGGTGATCTCGATGGGCCTGGTGTACCTGAAGATTCTGATATTCCTGAAAAGCATGTGATCCCCCAGTTTGTTGTTCCTCGAACCCGAAGGAGTGGCCTCATTAAGAAGCCACTCCCGGCTTCGTGCTCGTCTGAGCAATTCATTTAGGCGGTGTCAGGGCCGCGTATACCGGTGGCGGCAACGCCAGCTGCACCCCCGGGCAGCAAGTCCAATTTGGATACGGTGAGCTTGGAATTGGAGCTTCCGCCCCCGATCACGCGCACCCCGCCGGGTGACCCTGGCAATCGTTCCGGCTGGATCAGGTTTTCAGTTACTTCACCCAGGCCATAAACCGGAGTAGTCACAGCGGATTGCTCCGCCGGAACGAGCTGCAGAGCGTGTTCTTCACTCACTTCCGCAGCAGCTGGCGCTGAGGCCAGCGAACACAACGTAAATACCGCAGAAGCCGATAAGAGAAGTGCAATTCTCCGTCGTGCCATCCGATGTACCTCGTCGTCAGTTGCCGGGCTTTAAGGCGGGCCCGGGTTCGCCTCGTAGGTTTTCAACATGCAGCTTGTCATCGCGGGTGATGCCATTGGCATCGGTGAAATGCCCTCTTGGAAGGTTCCCGCTTTAAACGGAAAGGACACTTCCCGATGCCGGCTCCACCTGGAGCCAAACCACTGGTTGTTTATCCACCCCCAAACAACCGGGTAATCCGCCAACCCGAATTTGTTGAAATAAACTCATCACGCTGCTTCTCCGTCACGCTTGCTCAGCGGGAGGCCGTCGGCAGGATGTGGGTAGATATCTGGACGAAGTTCGTGCGGTGTAACCGACCAATCGACACTTCTCGATACAGGTATGACGAACTCCGCAGGAACGGCATGGTCTCGATTGAGCCAGTTCCAGATGTATGGCTGCGATAGCCCGAGACTTTTCGCTAAAAGTGTTTGGCTGCCTGCAATCGAAATGGCCTTTCTCAGGGCTTTCGTACTCATCAATGCCTCCCTCCGCATCGGCACAATAACAACACTAGTTGTTTTTGTTGTCAACAGTTGTTGTTGGACGCTTTTATAACATTTGTTTTAAATTGGGTTTTTATGCACTTGAGGTCGCAATGGCATTAGGACAGAGACTCAAAGAAGCCCGGCAAGCTGCGGGCATGTCCCAGAGCGAATTGGCTGAGGCTGTCGGTATGACGCAGGCCGCTATTGGCGCGCTTGAAATAAGAGACAGCAAGCAGTCAAGCAAAGCCTCGGAACTCGCCAGAGCACTCAACGTAAGCGTTGATTGGCTGCTCACTGGCGAAGACGACTGTAGAAGCCTTGAAACCATTCAGTTCGCAAGGATAATCCGCGATACTGCTGCCAAATATCGTCGCCCAGAAGACAAGGATCTCACTGATTTTGAGATCTATGAGCGCGTTCAAGATGAGATCTCCGCAAAGCGTGAGGCCGCGGCGGTCGATGCGTCAGTGCGGAGCGCTATCGGTAAGGACGAAACTGCAAGAGAAACCGTCCGAGAACTCCGCCGGCCGAAAAAAGACGAGCTTGAATTCTTCGGGCACATGGACGCTTGGGACAGCCAAACGCCATTGGATGAGGATGAAGTGGAATTGCCTCTATTCAGGGAAGTCGAGCTGGCGGCCGGTGCGGGCGCCACTCAGGTGATTGAGAATCACGGCGCAAAGCTACGTTTCGCAAAGTCCACGTTGAGCCGGGCCGGCGTTCCAGCTGAAGCCGCGGCCTGTGCCTTTGTGCGTGGCAACTCCATGGAGCCGGTCATGCCCGATGGCACTTGTGTTGGCGTGAACACTGCCGATAAGACCATTAAGGATGGCGAAATCTACGCGATCGACCATGGCGGCATGCTTCGGGTGAAGTATCTGCACCGACGACCAGGTGGTGGCATCAAGATCGTGAGCCAGAATGCGAGTGAACATCCAGTTGAAGAAGTGACTGCTGAAGAGATGGCGGCCAATGTGCGCGTGATCGGCAGAGTGTTTTGGTGGTCAGTATTGCGCTGAAGCCGGGTGATAGCAGTGGCATCGAGGCCTGTAGCTCAACCCTTGGTATCACTTTTTTGTGATGCGGTAGCGGGCAAAACCTATTGAAAATAACATTATTGTGATACAACATGCCTTGGAAGATTAAGTGTTACTGCGCACCCGATCGCGAGCAAGCAAAAGCTCAGCAAGAGTACGATTCAGGGAGTTTCGATCTGAAGGCAGCTTTAGATGCCGAACTCAACTATCTGAGAAAACTCCCGAAGTCCGATTGGCGGAGGCCGAGCGCAGCAAAACTCACCAAGGGCAAGAAAGGTGATTTTCGGGATTATTATGAAATTCGTTTTATGGCTGACAAAAAGCAGCAGCGACCTATAGGTTATTTCGGCCCAGGTGAAAACGAATTCACAATACTGATTTGGGCTCACGAGAAGGGAAACAGTCTTGTGCCAAATCAGTGGAGAACACAAGCAGACAATGCAAGAGCTAACCTTGAGAGGGATTCTAGCTATGCAAGAGAATTTAAGTTTGAAAAAGAGCAAGAAGTTTTCCCACAAGGGCTATAGGGATGCTTTCGTTAGAAGGAATCTTATTAGTTCTTTGGCACATCAAATCAGAATCAATAGGAAGAGCAGAGGCTGGTCCCAAAAGCAACTGGCAGACAAGATTGGGTCGAAACAAAGCGTAATCTCTCGCTATGAAGATACTGCCTACGGCAAGCATTCATTGGCCACGCTCCTAGAGATTGCAAATGCCCTGGACGTAGGCCTTGAAGTTAAATTTACCTCCTTCTCTAGACTGATTGGTAGCGTTCAGAACTGGGAGCCAAAGCTGGCTGTTGCCGAGCCTTATGATATTGAAGTCGCGTCAATCAAAGACAACTCGAAAAGAAAGGTTACTTCATTGAGATCGTCAGAATATAGCAGCCGCATATACTCCGCTGACGCGAAAGATGTTGAGTACTACAAAATTTCAAGAGGTGATGGTTCTAATGTCTCATATGCTAACGTTCGGTAGTGAAGAGCATCCTGTAGAAGTCGAAGTGTCTGATGGGCACTCTGAGTACTACGTTGATGGCGTCGCAGGGATGGCTGTAGGCTTTCCCGTTTCTAAGCTAATCCTTACCTCAAAGAACCCGTATAGCCTGCAAGAAGAGAAGGAATCGAGGAAAGCGGTTTGCACATTAATTGTGCCGACAGAAGCTCTCTTCGATATTGCTCAGCTCGCGATCGATGCCATTGTTGCAAACGAAGGGTTTCTCGGAGATGCCTCAGAAAAGCATGCTCAGGCTCTATCTCAGAAGATCAAGAGCTGTCTTGGCGACTCCAATGAATAGGATCTCCCAGTAAGCACGTCCCTTGCTGTTGTCCCTGGCCCGCATATATGCGGGCCTTCATTTATCCGCAATATTCCGCCAGCTGCTGCTTGTAACGGTTGAGCTGAACCCCACTGGGTTGTAAGCCGTAGCTTTTCACTATCCTGATAAACCGACTGACGTACTGGCACTTGCCTGAGGGCGGCAACCAGCTTTCCGGGCCCTGGGCGCCTTTGCTGCGGTTCAGGCTGGCCTCTACCGGTATCAGGTTTACCGGATCGTTTGCGAATTTCTCCCGCTTTTCCTTCGTCCAGGAACTGGCGCCGTGATCCCAGGCCCACTTCAGGGGCACCACATGGTCGATGTCGATATCCCCCGCATTCTGTATCACGTTGCCGGTAAACATGCTGATCCAGCGGCCTGTGACCACCCTGCACCGCTGTTCATCCGCAAACCTCACGGGCGTTGTTGAAGTCGAGATCAGTGCCTCTGCCCTGCTGTCCTGGCAGTCTCCGTCTGCATCATCCCATCCGTGGCCGAACTGGGCTCTCTCATAGCCAGAGCTGGCGGGTTGCCGGCTGATCGGCTCTGCATTGGCAAGTGCCGGGTACCCGCTCAGACTCTTTGGCAAACGCCCTCCAGACTGAAGGCACGCATAAACCGAGTCGAAAGCCAGGTAACTCTTCGTGCGCTCGTAGTGAGAGCTTGCTGGCGGATGACAGATTCCGGACTTCGACTTCTTGACCAGCTGGGCCGCAGCGCTGGCCGACCCGATCACCAAACAGACAACAACAACTTTGAGCAAAACTCTCAACTTCACACCCTCCCCTCTTGAGGCGCGCAACGATACCTCATTTCTAAGGCGGTCAAAAACAACTTAAACAACATTTGTTGTTGACACTATAAACAACATCTGTTGTTATTGTTGTTAGTGCAATGACGGAGAGAGTTGTCATGACCCGCAAATTGAAACCGAACTATCCGCGAATGGAAGTGGAGCTTGCCGAGCAGGAATCGCTGCCGCCACGCCGGGCCGAAGTTGTGATGCTCGCCGCACGCGGAATGAGCGCTAAAGAGATTGCCCGGGAGCTGAGCATTTCACCGGAAACCGTGAACTGGCATCTGGATGAAGCCAAAGACCAGTTCCACGCACACAGCCGGGTCGATCTGATCTGTCAGATGTGGATGCACGGGATTCTCCAGGCGCGGGTTATGAGCTGCGTGCTCGTTTGCTTCCTTTGCATCCTTTCCACCTTCCCCATGGCCAGAACCAGCCGCCCTAACCAGAACAACCGGCAGGTGGTGAGCGTTGTCCGGATTGGTCGGAAGGAAGTGGCCGCGATTATCGGAGGGCTTCACTGATGACTTCCAAGTTTCATGTGGCGCGCCAGGAGGGCGTTAAGGGGCAGAACGCTGTCGCCCCTCTTTTCTCCCTGATTGCCCGCATCACCAAACGCAATCCCCTGCGATCTTCCCCGGCTCAGCAAGTAGTCGAGCCGGTCTTTTTGCAGGCCGCAGAGGGCGAATCCGGGTTCTATGAGATCCCGGCCTACATTCGCAAGCGCATTTTCCAGATTGACGACGACAACCAGGCGCGGCTGGCAGCTTATGCCGAGCGCGTTCGGGCCCACTTTGAGGATGCTGCGTGATGGAAGGTTACAACCCGCTCTACGACATCCTGATCCTCGGCATACCGACACTTGCCATTGGGTTCTACCTGGTCTGGGACTGGGCTTACAACAAACTGGAGGCGAGAAAGCCATGGAACAACTGAAAATCCACAGCGAAATTCTGATGATCGTCAGCCTGGTGATGCTGATCAACGATCTGAACTCCGACAAGACACTGCACATTTCCGTCACGGACAAGCGGGTAAGCCTCACCTGCTTTGATTGCCACGACAAGATTGAGTTTCAGCGTGATGTGTACGCCTGGGCCCGCCAGCAGCCATTCCTTCCAAAGTTGCGGGTTCTCCGGCATGAGCTGGAACAGATCCGGGATGCGGAGTTCGCACAGAAAGCGGCGGAGGTGTCGGCATGAGCCAGTTCGCTCTTGATCTTGGCCATGAGCTTGTTGTGGATCTTTTCGCCGGGGGCGGTGGTGCCTCCTGCGGCATCGAACAGGGTATTGGGCGGCCGGTAGATATCGCTGTTAACCACGACCCCATGGCCGTGGCGATGCATGAAGCCAACCACCCTGGCGCAACGCACTTCTGTGAAAGCGTGTTCAGCGTCAACCCGGTTGCCGTTACTGGTAACCAGCCGGTCGGGCTGCTGTGGGCTTCACCTGATTGCACGCACCACAGCAAAGCGAAGGGCGGCAAGCCTGTATCGGCAAAGCGCCGGGGTTTGGCATGGGTTGTTGTTAAGTGGGCGCGCCGGACACGCCCCCGGGTAATCATGCTGGAGAACGTCGAGGAATTTGAAGATTGGGGCCCAGTGATCCCGAAGAAAGGGCCTGACGGCTCAATCCTGAGATTCCCTGACGGAAAGCCTCAGCTGGTGCCCTGCCCCGAGCGCAAAGGTCAGGAGTTCCGCAAGTTCGTCGCTCAACTGCAGCGAATCGGCTACCAGGTGGAATGGCGGCAGCTCCGGGCCTGTGACTACGGCGCCCCGACAATCCGCAAGCGACTGTTTCTGATTGCCCGCCGGGATGGTCAACCCATCGTTTGGCCGAAGGCAACACACGGTCAGCCCGACTCTCTGCCAGTACGCCGCGGAAAACAGAAGCCGTACCGAACCGCTGCGGAGTGCATCGACTGGAGCATCCCTTGCCCATCGATCTTTGAACGCAAGAAGCCGCTGGCCGCCAACACCATGCGCCGGATTGCCCAGGGGCTGATGCGCTTTGTCATTAACTGCGGAAGCCCGTTCATTGTTGCGATTGATCACGGAAGTGCCAGAACAGGCTGCAATTGGAGCTCAGCGGAGCCCCTTACAACCATAACCACAGAGAACCGTCACGCTGTAGTCGTTCCAACGCTGATTCAAACGGGCTACGGAGAGCGCCCGGGGCAAGCGCCGCGGGTGCCAGGACTACACAAACCACTGGGAACAGTTGTCGCCGGTGGAAGCAAACACGCCCTTGTGTCTGCGTTTCTCGCGAAACACTACGGGGGCGTTGTCGGAATCCCGGTCAACCAGCCTACAGGCACCGTGACAACCATTGATCACCACGCAGTAGTGGCGGCGCACATCCAGCGTCAGTTCGGCGCCAGTGTCGGCAATGATTGCGGTGACCCGCTTGGCACCGTAACAGCCGGAGGTGGTGGCAAATCTGCTGTTGTCGCAGCACACATGATCAACCTCAAGGGTTCAGATCGACGTGCACGGTCTGCCGACCAACCAGCCGCAACTGTCTGCGCCGGCGGAACTCATGCCGGCCTGGTTGCCGCCTTTATGGCGCCATACTACGGCAGCGGTTCCGGCGAGACCGGACGAGACCTGCGGGAGCCTGCACCTACGGCAACCACCAAAGACCGCCTGCAACTGGTTACGGTCCAGATCGATGGCGCCACTTACGTGATCACGGATATCGGCATGCGCATGCTGCAGCCGCATGAGTTGTTCAAGGCTCAGGGCTTCCCAGATGACTACGTGATCGCACCAGAGTTTCAGGGTAAGCCAATTCCGAAATACGCCCAGGTGCGCATGTGCGGCAATTCCGTCCCGCCTGTATGGCCAGAGGCCTTGGTGAAAGCGAACTTTAAACACGAACGGAAGCTGGAGGCGACAGCATGAACTTCAACGATCCCTCAGAGTTCGGCAAAGCGTTTCAGCGCTTGGTTACAGACCCCAAGGAAATACGGGCGGCCTTTGAAGCGGACCAGCTGGCGGAAGACAACTTCGACCTGATGACCGCCGAAGTATTCCAGGCACCAGACGGCGAGCATTTTGAAGTGGCCTATGTCCGCGAAGACTGCATCCGGGTCACCGATCAAGGCCGCTGGCTCTCCCCCGAGGAATGGGCCCAGTGCCGCCAGGTGCAAGTTCAGAAGAAAGTGGAGGCCTGATATGTGCAGCCTGAAGAACCTGACAACCAGCGAGTTGCTGGCCCTCGATGAAGACATCCTGCAGCGATTGACCTTACAGCGCGCCATGGCCGCGAACACCCGGGCCGTGCTGGAGCTGGAGCTGGGCATCAGCGATCGCACCATCAGCAACATCGAGGCCGGCCAATACGAGCACGTTTGCCCCTACAAGGTATCTGCCGAAATCCGCCGAGAAGTCCGGGCCCGCCGAAAGCTCTGGCACATGGGCAACGAGGCCATGCAGGGGTTCACGATTGAAGCCCTGGTAAAACGCCATCGAGTAAGCAGCCGGGTTATCGAAAACCGGATCCGTTACTTGAAGACGGTGGCCAACCGGGTGGAGGTACAGGCGGCATGAATATTCAGGACCTATCACCAGACCACCCGCTTCGCACCGACCCGTCACGGCCATGGCCATACAAGGTGCTGGTGGGCTACCGGGCTCAGGGCAACCGAAAGATCTTGGCCACCCGCTCGGTCTATGTCCGGGCAACCAGCGAGGACCAGGCGGAGCAAGCAGGCTTCCGGGAAGCCAGGGCCATGATTCCGATGGTGGTCGATGGCCGCCGGCTGAAGGCCAGCCGGATAGTGAGCAGTCGGCCACTGGATAAACATGATGCGATTAGTGGTTCGGCATGAGCTGCGACAAATGCAGCGCCCTACTGGAGCGCCTGGACAAACTGCGTGACCGGAAAGACTACTACGTGCGCGAGAACAAAAGACTTCGGGCACAGGTGCGGAATCAGCGGAAGAAGCTGAACGAATGGGAGAGGAAGCATGGCAATGACGTTTAGTGAGTACGAGGAAAAGCACCTGCACGACCTCAATCACGAGGCCAGGCGGCTTGTTCGCATGGGGTGGAACGCCCGGGCCAGCCATGGCAACTGTCAAGGAATCCTTGACACCTCAGACCATATTCCTGACGCCACGAAAATGGTCCAGGGCGATGTGCAACTCATGGGTGAAGTCACTGATGAAGAAGGCAACACCTATTCACCAGCGATGGTAGTTGAGTTTCCGACCGTCGAGGACTTCCTCGCAGCCAAGAAGGCTGGCCAGTGCCGGTTCACGGTGTTTGGGGGTGAGGCATGAGCAAGGCAACTGCCCGGCTGAGTATCGAGGTTCTGGTTGATTGCCCGAACTGCGAGACGCTGATCAATCTTCTGGACCCGAGCGACACAAACGGCTTTGAGCACAATGACTGCGGCGACATTCTCAAGGACGCCTGCCCTACTGATGGGCGTCACTGGACTGATGCTCACAAAGATTTCGAGGTCGAGGAAGTTGTTTGCTCCGAGTGCAAGCACGAATTCACCGTTGAAGGGCTGGAATGGTAATGAACATCGAACTAAAACCAATCGCAGAATCCAAAGTCCGCCAGCTGGGCGGCGATGTTTGCGGGGTGCTGGTGCGCAATCAGGCTGGCCGGCTCGCTGCTGTTGATGAGCATGGACGGTTTACTTGGCTAAGTGATGATGGGCCGGGACCGGTCGAATTGTCGGGCGCAGAAATCGAGAGCATCAAGCAGCGCGCAGACGCATGGCTGGGCCTTGTCGAATTGCTGAATGACCTGACCCCGGAATGGCGGCAACGCCCTGGCACTGGCCGGGAATCCGCGTTTGCTGCAATCCGGGGGCTGGCACAAGCCGCCCGCGCTCAGGGTGGCCAGGGTGCGGAGGTGGTGGCTTGCCCTCTATGCAAGTACGAGCGCGGTCATCAAATCGGGTGCGAAAACAATCCAGTAGATATGGCTCTGAGAAGTTCCGCGCAGCCGGTAGCGGAGATTGTCCACGATTACAACGGGGTCAGCGTTCAGTGGCTTGAGCCAGCTAAATACGGTCGGTTTCAGTCTGGGCAAAAGCTCTACACCCAGCCCCAGCCCGCCGTGCCGGAGGTGTTAGCACTTTGCTCTGAATGTCACCAAGAGTTCTCAGTGCCCTTAGAAAGCGGCGGGAACGCAACCACAGATTTGCTTTGCAATTTTTGCAATTGCCCTCATTGCGGTGAGCGAGTTGATTTGTGGATCAAGCTCGCCTCCCCCGCCACGCCCCAGTCAGCCACCCCCTCTGTGCCTGTTTCGGTGATAACCCCGGAAATCGTTGACTGGGTTAGGTGTGGGATAGCCGCGAACAACCGCCACAAGGAGAAGGAAGCGGTTGATGCGTTCCACAGGTTTAACGATGCAGTCCTGAAGGCTTCTGAGGCAATGAACAATGACGCCCCCACCACGCCCCAGGCTGATGGGTGGAATTGGTGTGCCGATCGCGTTCACGCCAAATGCGGAGGCCGAGTAGTTGGCCGGATGCGTGATGGTGACAGCGTGTCTTGTGAAAAGTGCGGTAGAAGCGGTCATGTGCTGATTGATGATGGAGGGATTGATATCGACTGGACGCCAGCCGGACAGGAGGACGCGTGATGGAACCCCCATACGTTCTTATCAAAGGCGGCATGTTCTACGCCCACAACAGCGCCGGTTATGTCAGCCGGGTTGAGATGGCCGAGCTCTACACCAAGGAATACGCCGAAGGTCACGCGGCGAGTTGCAGCGGAGAAGTTGTAGCCCGGCTGGCGACAGACTTCCTCACGGACACCGACCACATTGACTCGTTGATTGAGCGGCTAAACACAATGCGCAAAGCGTTACTCCAGAAAGAGCGTGACGCCATGCCAAAGCCGCCAGAGATCGAATGCTGCAAAACTCGAAAGTGCGGCTGGCAAGGCATGTGGAGCGACCTGGTTCGGGTCAAGAACGAAAAGGAAAGCGCCAGGCTGGGAATGGAAATATCTGACAACGTTTGCCCGAAATGCGGTTGCAAAGAGGTGTACCGGGTAGAACAGGAGGGGGCGTAATGCTTACACCAGAGACGGTTAATCGCAACCAATACGGCGACTGGACTCACTCAGCATTCACGGAATTGTTCGGTGATCGAGAGATCATACCGATGGATGAGCTGAACGCCTTTTTCGCGAAGCACAACATCGAAACCGCCCTGTCCGCGATGGAGGATGACCTTGATCCCGAACACCCCGCGTGGATTGCTCACTTTGAGGATGGCGAGCCCGGCAGCGTTGGCTGGAATGCTAAACCACCCGGTCCTGAATGGCACATGCTGAGTATTCACGACACTGAAGATGGCCCGGTTGTGATCTGGTACCGGGAAAAGCAGGAGGCCTCTGGCGATGAGTGATTACACAAAGCTCCCCCGCGACATTGCAGAGTGCATGAGGCGGGCCGGATCACCGCTGAGTGAAGACCAGAGACTGCTTTTGGCCGGATACCTGGCGCCGGTTCAGCAAAAGCTAGCAGATAGTGAGGCGCGGGTGGCGGAGCTTCAATCTTTCGCTGTTAAGAACATGGCGGGGCTAATTGCGTTTGCACGCGAGTCAGGGGTTGATGTTGAAGAACAGAACTCCGAATACATGAGGGTGGTCGCCCAACGCCCACGCCAACAAGCCGACGAAGCCGAGCGGGCGGGAGGTGAGAAGTGAGCAGAATCCCACTGAGCGACTGGAAGGAAAAGAACTACCCGGGCAAATGCCCGAGCCTGCGCACCTGCCGAAATTGGGCCAACGATGGCTTGATCCCGGGCGCGGTCAAGGTGGGTGGTCTATGGTTCGTGGATGAGTCCATCGAGAAACAGGCCAATGGCAACAACCGGGTGGCAAGGATACTGGCAGCGTAATGGCACCACGTAAGCGGCTACGTCGAAACACGGATCTCCCCGAAAACCTCTACCCCAACAAGGTTGGCGGGGTGATCTATTACCGATACAAGCGGCCAGATACCGGCACCTTCCACAGCCTCGGAACGGTCAAAGGCGAGGCAATTGCAGATGCCCGCCAGCTAAATGCCATCCTGATGAAGCCGGCCGATCGTGTCGGCCAGGTCCTGGGCACGGCTGAACAGACAATGTCGCACCTTATCGGCCGGTACCGGAAAGAGTTTCTGTCAGAGCAAGCGCTGGCGCCGAGTACCGTGAAGCTGATCGGTTACAGGCTCAACCGTTTTGAAAAGGATCTGGGCGACAAGCTGGCGGAATCCATCGATGTGAGGGCGCTGGCCGAGTACCTGGACGACAACTTCAAGCGCGATGCCTACATCAAGCACCGGACCACACTGATCGACCTGTTCCGATTTGCCCAGATGAAGGGCCTGTATCCGTCCGATCTGGACAACCCGGCAGCGGTCACCTACCCCAAGGCCAGCTACGAGAAACAGCGCCAGAGGATGACCCTGGAACAATTCAAGGCCATCCATGCCATCGCCCCGGCGTGGATGCAGAACGCCATGGAGCTAGGTCTGGTGACGCTGCAGGGGCGAACCGAAGTCATCAACATGCAGTTTTCAGACTTCGACGAAAAGACCGGCGTGCTTCGCGTGGTGCGGCAGAAGGTGAAGAAACACGAACATGCCTACCTTGAGATTGAAAGCCCATGGCTGAAAGGCATCATTGCCCGAGCGCGGAAATCCGATGTGGCCAGCCCCTACATCGTGCACCGGGTGCCGGTGCGCAAGAACGAAGCACAGGACCGCCAGCACTGGACCCAGTTAACGGCCAACCATTTCTCTGCCGAGTTCCGGAAGTGGCGAGACAAGACCAAGCTGTTTGGCGGCGTGCCTAAAGAGCAGCGCCCTACTTTCCACGAGATCCGGGCCCTGGGCTCATGGCTCTATAAGAAACAAGGGTTCGATACGGAGAGCTACGTTCAGCCGCTCATGGCCCACGCCACGGAGGCCATGACAGAGCATTACCAGAAGGGCCACGAACAGGAATGGGTGCGTGTAAAAGCGGAACTGGACATCACGAAATTGCTGCCACGGTGACTGGATTTATACAGTGCGTAATTCCCTGATTTCCTTGATTTCCCCTCTTGCCGTTATTGCCCGTCGGGATTAAGGGCATTTCGCTTTAACATCATGCGCTTAGCGGCGTAATGTCGGCACCTTGACATGGTAGAGGTCCGCGGTTCGAATCCGCGTGGTCCTACCAATCCTGCAGAAGAAGTCGCTTACAGCTTTGCTGGGCGGCTTTTTTTGTGCCTCGCATTTGCTGTTAGCAGTCGTAGAGGGCAGACCAGAGAAGCCTGCCCTCCTTCGGTCAGAAGTACACAACCACACCTATTTCGTGCCAATCCTCATAACTCTCGACAACCGCACCATCAATCCAGACAGCCGCTGCCTTAGCCGTTCCGCCGGCACTACTGCCGAACCGAACCTCAGCCTCACCGTTGCTGGACAATTTCACGATACCCGATATCGGACCGTCGACGTTTTCTGACATCTCCAACGGATCCAGCGTCTCCAGCTGCACATAACCACCAATCGCTGAACCAACAATGGTGCCCCGAACCTCGTATTCCCAGTCCGCGTCCGTTCCCGAGTCCCGGTTCTGAGCATCGGCGATGGCAACGTATCGGTTACCCAGTTTCCTCTCATACGTTTTGACATCGCGGATATAGCGCCAGCTCGTAACGCCCCTACTCTCAGTCAGATAGTCACTCATGCGGATAACGCCACTGAATCTAAACAGCTCACCACTGAACTTAATCGATCCGGACAGGTCATCGGTGATGGAACTTTTCCAACTGGCTGATGTTGCCGTTTCACCAACCAGGGCGCTCTCATATCGTGTACTACCGCTTAAAACCACATCCCCAAATGTCATAGTGTTAAAGCTACACTGGTTAAACGAGGTCGTTTTTTCCAGGGTTGTCTCGGTCTCTTGCCAGCGGAACTCAACGGTACCACCGCCCTCACAAGGGTACGTCCCGGCGTTCGTCACTGGCATGCTCTCTGAAAACGCGTTAATTTCGTACAGCAGATACTGCGTCAACTGAAGGTCTCCCCTCAAGGCCTGAAAGCTTTCCATGCCACCTGAACTGGTTATCGCAACAGCCTTCGACGCAAGGTCGTTTCTGTCGTAGCTCAACTGAGGCCCAGTCTGCTCTTCAGGCTGATCATTACCTCCACCCCCGCTTCCGCCACCGCAGGCAGATAATACAAGCACCATGGGCAACACGGGCCCCCATCCAATACGGCTCAACTGGATCATGTTCTTTCCTTTTTTCTTATGATTTCAGGCTTATTCTTCAGGCACGATCACTGCCATTCCCGAGGCGACACAGTCTGTGCGCTTCTGGTTGCGGCATTGATGAAAAAGACGGGATAACTCTTGCAGGAATTGCGCACTCGTAGCGGCGACATCCGGTGTCGTCTAGTCCATATCCGGGCAGTGATGTCTAATCATGCGACATATCGTTAGGTCGCGAAAGGTTCAGGCGGGGGCAGACTCAAAAGTCGTGGACTGGTTCATGGTTCTGGCGCTACCAGCTATCCCCCTCTTTTTTATCTTTCGCGTCCTGTTCTGCTTTGCGCTGACGAATCTTCTCAAGCTTTTCTTTGGGGATTTTCATATTGGCCCCATCTCTGAGTAGCAGCAGGCTTCCCACAATCATCGCGAATGCGGCGAGTATAAACAGCCAGCCAATCATTGGCAT